GATAAGAAGTCAGAGGAAAAGGCTAAGCAAACTCTGGTTAAGAAGGCCGGTACACGGCGTCATATCCCAATGAGGGCCAACATTCCAACCCAGAGCACCTAGGATGACCCACCTAGTCCTTCACAAAGTCCGAGGGGAAGCAGCCTTTGACGTGGCAGAACAAATCGCTATCGGAGACGAAGTTGGGTGGATCATCCCGACCTCTGGTCATCGTTGCTATCCATTCGCCACGTGGCCTTTGGTGCAACTTGTCATCGGTCCTTTGCCAGATGTTCCCAAGAACTGCCCCGACCACTACGTCTGCAACGATACTAACATTCCAGAAAAGGAATTCGACCTCGGGAGCCTTCTATCAAGACTTGTTCCAAAGGTGAAGAGGAGAATATGAACATCCCAACCGAAGGTGAAACCTACTCTCAACTAATGGAGCATGTCCGTAAGGCCCAAGAGGCCGCAGCAATGTTAGCCCATCTCCACAAAGCTAATGACCGACATAGGACATCACTATCATGGCTAGCCGTAAGCGAAAACTTCAAGAAGATGCAACATACCCTAACTCAATTAGCTATGGGAAGGCTGAACTAGATGCAATGATGGACGAACTTATCCTTCACATATCGCTTCGAATAGCAGAGGCTAAGCGCCTAAACCTACCGAAGGTTAGGTTCGAGATGATAGATATGGTCTTAGCCCAGGCCTTACTCGATGTCCTTCAAACATCAAGGGCAGCTTTCAGGGAGGCTGACGATGAAGTTAGGCGCTGATGCCTTTCTATACCTTAACCCAGAACCCAACACCGAAGAGTTCGCCCAATGCTGCACTTGCAGAGATTGGGTAACCGACGATAACCGATGCTTCATCCATGGACCCCATGTCAACGTCCCCGGATCAGCATCCTGTGGTCTTTACGTATGGGGTGCCCCACTTCCGGCCGGGAGCAAGACAGTAGGTATTGTTACCGCAACGGAGTCTGGCTTAGTCGACAGAGATGTCCGTTGTGAGAACTGTGTCTATGGAGGGCCCGAAGTCTACACCTGTAGCCTATTCGACATGCTAAACGATGAACTACCCAACATCTTCGACATCGACACTAGTATAGAACCCAAAGGATGCTGTAATGCACAAACCCCTCGAACGTAAGCCTACGGATGAACAGGTCCAAATCCTCGATCAACTAACGCAGACCGACGACAACATCTTAGTCAATGCCTTAGCTGGCTCAGGTAAAACTACCACCGCTGAAATGATGATCCACGCCTGCAAAGGCAAGTATCCAACCCAACTCTACCTAGCCTTTAATAAATCAATCGTTAAGGAAGCCGAAGAAAGGATGCCTTCTGTCTGTAAAGTCCAAACCCTTAACTCCCTTGGCCACCGGGTATGGGGCCAAGCTACCGGTAAGAAACTAGTAGTCGACACCAAGAAAACCGCAACCATCCTTAAGCAACTGATATCGGAGCTACGTCGTGACGACGCAGAGGAAGCATGGGACAACTACGCGGAAATCTGCAAAACAGTCTCAATGGCCAAGCATCTTGGCTACGTACCCGACGATAAGTTCCCGAACGTGCGGAGACTATGTGATCGAAACGTTCTCGAAGTCCGCCTCGAAGACAAGCTCACGCCGCTCTCGTGGGCGCTCGTCGACGCTACCCTCATCGCTTCAATCAAAGCTGCTTACGACGGGGGCATTGATTTTGACGATCAAATATACATGTCCGCTCTGTTCGGGGGTTCATTTCCAAGATTTCCCATTGTTTTCATCGACGAAGCGCAAGACCTATCGCCGACTAACCATGCGATGCTCGCAAAGATGCGCCAAAGTCGGATGGTTGCGGTGGGAGATAGATGGCAGGCAATTTATGGTTTCAGGGGTGCTGAAACCAACGGAGTAGATAAGATCAAGAACAACTTCAATATGACGGAGATGCCCCTATCGATTTCGTTTAGGTGCCCCGAAGCTATCGTCAGGGCCGTACACTGGCACGTACCTCACATGAAGTGGATCAAAGGCGGTGGCCGATATGAGGTATTGCAGGATCTTACTCCCGATAGCATCCCAGAGGGGGCAACATTCGTATGTCGAAATAACGCTCCGTTATTCAGGGCAGCCTTTGCCTTGCTGTCTCAGAAACGGTCGGTGTCTGTTGCAGGCAGTGACATCGGTCCCCGCATTATCAAACTTCTTAACAAGATCGGCGAGCCTCGTGATAAGTCAGAGGACCTTATCTTCAAGATCGAGTCTTGGCGAGAGCAGCAGCTTGCAAAAACGAACTCTCCGACGACGGTCGAAGATACCGCCGAATGCTTAAAGATCTTCGCTACGTGGGGCTCAACCTGTGAGCAAGCTATCAACTACGCTAACTGGATCTTAGCCCAACACGGCACGATCCACCTAACCACTGGCCATAAGGCTAAAGGCCTCGAATGGGATACGGTATATCATCTCGATAAAGGCCTGCTTAAGCCAGAAGGCCAGGACTTTAATCTCAAGTATGTTATCACAACCCGCTCAGCACAGGAGCTATTCGAGGTAGGCACAGAGGCTATGAAATGGTAGCAAGCAACTCAAGGTTCTCGTACAGCGATTGCTTTGAGCTAATGGACAAGGCAATGGCTGATCCAAAAGGTATCAGGATCAAGTTCGCTACTCGTGAGGAAGCATGGCACTTCCGTATCCGACTGCATACCGCCAGAAGGATAGATCGAACCGACAATATGGAGACTTATAGCGTCGGTCACCCAATGCACGGTAAATCAGCCTACGATCCGCTAACTATGCGGATACGGGAAAGGAACGACGGCATATGGCTTAGGCTCGAGAAGGTCGACGCCAGAGAGTTCGAGGTTGCTTCACTATCCGAAGATGATCCGCAACCAGAACTTAGTTTCAAAACAGCACCACCCCCGTCACGTATAGTGGAGAAGATCCTGGAAGTTAAGCCCCTAGTTAGAAGGAGGTTATGATGGCGTCAATCAATCCACTGAATGCAATCGTGGAACGGCTTATCGAGAAGGCTAAGAAGAAGAACCCTGATATCATGAAGAAGCCGCCGAAGCCTAAGAAGCCTAAGAAGGAGAAGAAGGGATGCTCCTTGAATTCTGGTTGGCTGCACTGAAAGCCAAGGTAGGCATCAGTGTTGAGACTGATAACCGAGCATCGCTACGTCAGCATCTATATCGTGCTAGGGCCGAAGCTAACGATCCTAGACTTGATGACATAGTGATGCTCTTGCCTGAACAGGAGAACGAGATATGGTTGGTGCATAAGGATGCGGATAGTATCGGAGCCGATAACGAAAGTTACCCTAAACTTGTATAGCCGTGATGTGAACTGGTTCAGGGATCGGTTCCCACAGGGCTACACTGAAGAGATTAGGGAAGCCGTACGCAATCACATCAGGTACATAGAGGCAATGGAAACTAGCATTATCCCAGGAGAAGAAGATGTCCAATGAACTCGAACACCTAATGGACAAATTCGCCAAGGACTATGACAACGACGACATCGACGCAATCATTGCTTATGTCCGCAAACAACTGGCAATGTACGATGCAGGTATCAAACCCAAGCGCACCGAAGTCGAGCAACTAGACATGCAAGCAATCGTAGCCAACATCACCAAGAAGAAGATCGTATCCAATGTAACACCGATAGCTAGAAAGCCGATGAAGAGGAGGATATGATGGATGTCAAAGCCTTCAAGGAAGCGATGGATTATGTAGGCATCAAGACTGTGATTGTAGACGAGGAGACAAACTTAGGTATGGGTGTCTCAAACCCAGAATTTGTGGAAAATCCTATAGAGGAAGCCCAATCACCCTTTTTGGCAGGAACCAAAATCCAGTACGCCTGGGACGCAACTTCCCTAGAATATCTTAAGCGATGTCCCCAACTCTACAAATACAAAATGATTGATGGCTGGCAATCCAACGAGGAGGATATCCACCTACGCTGGGGTAGCGAATGGCATCTTGCCCTCCAGCAGTACGAACTAATGAAGGTCGACGGCCTCGATCATGACGAAGCCGTGTGGCATGTTATCAAAGAACTCCTGCTTCGAACCCAGGATTGGAAGCCGGATCACAAGTTCAAGAACAAGCCATTCCTAGTCCGCAGCCTGATCCGTTACCTGGACAAATTCAAAGACGATGCCGCCAAGACTATCATCCTCCAAGATGGTAAGCCAGCTATCGAAGTGGCATTCAACTTCGAACTAGACTATGGTCCAACCGAAGATGTCAAGTATGTCTTGTGCGGTCACCTTGATCGAGTCGTAGATTACAACGACGAGATCTTCTTCATGGATCGTAAGACTTCCAGCTATAGCTTGAACATGAATTGGTACCACCCGCATAATCAGATGACATTGTACACCATAGCTTGCAAGATCATATTCAATACCGTAATCAAGGGTGGTATCATTGACCACATAGCTATCCAAGTCAATGATACCAAGTGCGAACGTGGCTTCACCCACAGGACTAACGACGAGATGGAGGAATGGCTTACCGATCTTGAAGACTGGCTTCGCTTAGCAGAGTTCTACGCTAAGCAGAACTACTGGCCCAAGAACGACACCGCCTGTGACAAGTATGGTGGCTGTAAGTTCCGGGAGATATGCGCCAAGTCCCCTAGTGTACGTGAAAGGTTCTTGCGTAGTGAGTTCAGACAGGAGGCCCCATGGAACCCGTTAGCGATAAAGACCTAATAGATCAGCTAAGAAAGACAGCTTACATCCACTTCGGCAAGGAAGATATCTTAGCCCTTGAAGAACTAATAAGGAGATACCGACGTGCCATCTCTAGACCGACACCAGAGCAACGAGTTAGTGAAGCTACTACTAATCGGGAACAGCAAGACGGGTAAGACCGGCTCCTTAGTGTCGTTGGTTAAGGCCGGGTACAAGCTCCGTATCTTGGACATGGATAACCTCCTTGATATCCTGAAGTATTTTATCATGAAGGAATGTCCAGACAAGATCGGCAACGTGGAGTTCCGTAGCCTGCGGGATAAACGTCAGTGGACTCCCGAAGGCCCGAAGGTAACCTCACCTAGGGCTTACGCAGATGCCGTAAGGATGATGCAGCACTGGAAGTATGAGGATACAGATCTCGGTGCCCCAGCTGAATGGGGACCGGACTGCATCTTTGTACTCGACTCCCTTTCCAGACTTTGCGATGCTGCATATGACTTTCGGGTTCCTCTGACACCAGTCGGCAAGAGCGGCCAGTACGATGCTAGGGCTGTCTACGGTGATGCACAGGATGCGGTCGAGAACAACATCGCTAACCTTACTGGCGAGGGGTTCGGGACTAACCTCATTGTAATCGGCCATGTCACCTACCAAGAACAGCCTGACGGGACCATCAAAGGTTTCCCTCAAGGCGTAGGCCAGAAACTCTCGCCGAAGATCCCACAATACTTCTCTTCCGTTCTATTGTATAACAACGAAGGAGGTAAGCGAACCATCCAGACCAATTCAACCCCGCTGATCGATCTAGCCAACCCTAAGCCATTCGAGATGGGCAAGAAGTATCCAATCGAAACTGGCTTAGCTGATATCTTCGAGGTACTAACAGGGAGAAAGCATGTCGACGATAGGCCAACAGAGAGTAAGGGTGTCGTTCAACCCATCCAACGACAGCTTGGTCGACCAAATCAAGCAGGCATCGGCCGACCTAATCGATCTTTGTAATGAGCAACAGAAGGAGGCTAACGTACGAGGCGAAACCCTACGGTTGTGGGCATTAGCAATGACCCACTATGAAGATGCCGCCATGTGGGCGGTGAAAGCAGCAACAGCAGAGAAACCCTGAGGATACAATGGCATTCAAACCACAACGAGCAGCATCCCCCGACTTCACATCCGTTCTCGACACACCCAGCAACGAGGTATCCCGTCCCAAGCCCATAGCCCAAGGAACCTACGTAGTCCAGATCAAGGGACTGCCCCGTATCGATAAGTCCACCAAGAAGGGTACGGAGTTCTCCGAGTACACCCTCCAGTGCATGGAAGCCTGCGAGGATGTGGACCCCGATGATCTTAAGTTCTCCCTCACTAAAGCTAATGGTGAGGTAGTTCCGCTTAAGGATCGCAGCCTCCGCATCACCCTGTACCACACCGAAGACGCTCTGTGGCGTTTGAAGAAGTTCCTCAACGATTGCCAAATCCCCGAGGAAGATGACGACGGTACTTCACGGTCCCTCCGTACGCGCATGCAAGATGTTCCAGGCAAGGTGCTTCTTGCCCATGTGAAGCACACACCATCCGACGATGGCGAGACTATCTTTGCCAACGTCGACAAGACTGCCAAGTACGAAGGCTAACACCAAAGGAGATGGAGGGGCTTCGGCCCCTCCTATCTACATGACAGACATTGTTCTGATAGGCGAAGCATGGGGTGAAGAGGAAGAACGCCAACGACGAGCGTTTGTTGGCTCCTCGGGTTACCTCCTAAATCGTATGCTCGAACAAGCTGGCATAGATCGGCGGGCCTGCTTCGCTACCAATGTCTTTAACTTCCGTCCACCGGCTAACAAGATCGAATGGGTATGTGGGCCTAAAGAAGAAGGCATTTATGGTTACCCATCTTTAACAAAATCCGGCTATGTCCGCAAGGAATTCCAGCCCGAGCTAGATCGCTTAGGTGACGAGCTGGAACAGCATAACCCTAACCTAGTTATCTGCTTAGGTAATACTGCGTCGTGGGCCTTGCTTGGTAAGACTATGATATCTAAACTCCGCGGAACTGTTCAATACTCTACCCTTACCTACACGGGCCTTAAAGTCTTGCCTACCTACCATCCAGCCGCTGTAGCCCGTCAGTGGTCCTTGCGTCCTACGGTAGTCCTTGACTTAATCAAAGGCTCACGTGAGTCCGAGACACCAGACATCGTTAGACCCGAACGCCACATATGGATAGAGCCAACCTTGGAGGATATCCTTGAATTCGACAGACTCTACATTGAACCTTGTGAGGAACTGGCTGTTGACATTGAGACGGCTGGATCAATTATCACGCTCATCGGATTTGCCCCTAGCGAGTCAATTGCTATCGTCATTCCGGGAATTGGAGTTCGCCGAGCAGGTAGAGATTATTGGCCTGATCCCCCAACTCAACGCAAAGTTTACCGTGCTATCAGGACTATTCTTGGCCGACCTACGCCAAAGATTTTCCAGAATGGAATGTACGATGCAGCCTTTATCCTCCGAGCCTGGGCCATGGCAGTTAGAGGATTAGGCGATGACACGATGCTACTGCATCATGCCTTGCAACCTGAGTCGTTGAAGAGTTTGGGGTTCCTTGGTAGTATCTATACCGACGAAGGACCATGGAAGCAAATGAGGGATGTGAAGACGATCAAGAGGGAGGATTAGATGCGGGGCAAGATCCAGATGCGTCCTTACTCCTCAAATGCTAGTATATTTGGGGGCACGAGCGGTAAGGCCCGTCCTGTATTTCGGTATGGGGGTCACTGGGAGTACGTCTATAGAATAGTTGCAGCATATGCTATTGGAGAACCATTCAATCAAGGACCGTTATATGATCTTAGAGAAGTTCACCATATAGATGATGATGTTAGCAATTACAAACCATCTAATCTAGTAATTGCAGAGAATAGAAAGCAGCATAAACTCTTGGACTTGTACACCAGGATACAAAAGATAGAAGGAAAGCCGGTTACTTTAATGCCCAAAGGTGCAGTTCCTGTTGGTGCTATTATACAAGATGATAACTTCGATATAGAAGAAATCTTCAAATGGTGGATCAATGAAAGTAATCAACACCGCTCGGCTTAACCCTAAAGACCTTAAGCCATGGGAGCGTGACTGCGTCTACAACGGCTTAGACGCCTGCGTAACCCATGAAGTCTTTCAGGTTCTTAAGCCAAAACTAACCAACCAGACCCGCAGTACCTATGAGTTCTCCAAAGAACTTCAGGGCCCAGTCCTTGAAATGAGGTTACGTGGCGTCAAAGTCGATCTAGCTAAGCGAGCACAGGTCATCGAACATTACTTTGGTTTATTGGATCGAATGGAGAATAACCTCGAGCGGATTGTCCGTGAGGGTACGGACTTCGTTGGCTTTAACTGGCGTAGTCCTGATTGTTTACGCAGGCTATTCTACGACATACTCCGTATCCCAGAGATCCGTACCAAAGAGGGCAGACCGACGGTTAACCGTGCTGCCCTAGAGAAGATGGAAGTCTATACTACTGCGTACCCCATCATTCAGCTAATGAAAGAGATGAGGGATATCGCTAAACGTATCTCAGTCCTTAAGGCAGGAATAGATCCCGATGGAAGAATACGTACAAGCTATAATATTGCTGGTACTACTACCGGTCGTTTTTCTTCTAGCTTCTCCGAATTCGGAACTGGAGGTAATCTACAGAATATTGAAGAGTATCTTCGACAAATCTTCGTAGCCGATCCCGGCATGAAGATGGCTAACTTTGATGCAGAACAAGGGGAGTCTCGATGTGTTGGAGCAATCGAATGGAACCTGTTCAAACTTGGGAGTTATCTGGATGCCTGTGAGTCAGGAGATCTCCATACTTATGTCGCCAGACTATGCTGGCCAGGACTTCCTTGGACCAATCGAATGGAAGGAGATAGAGAGATCGCCGAGCAGCCATACTATCGACATTACTCTTACAGGTTTATGTGCAAGAAACTTGGGCATGGTTCTAACTATGGTGGCCGAGAAGAAACTCTCGCCAATCAAACTAAGACTAATATTAAAGTCATCCGCGACTTCCGGCCCAAGTATATGAATGCTTTCCCTGCCCATGACTATTGGCATAGCTGGGTTGGGGAACAGATACGTGCTCATCAAAGATTAACCAACCTAACTGGTCGACAACGGATATTCTTTGGTCGACCAGATGATGATAAAGTAATCCGTGAAGCCATAGCCTATGACCCACAAGGATCCCTTAGCGATATCGTAAAGACTGGAATGCTGAATGTATGGCGTGCTGACATCGTACAGTTGCTAATGGAAAACCACGACTCGATTGTAGTTCAGTATCCTGAGGAGAAAGAAGATGAGATCATACCCAAGATACTCCAACTGCTTAAGCACACGGTTCCCCTTCGACATGACAGAACGTTGACGATCCCCTATGGCTGCAAAACAGGATGGAACTGGGGGGAGTATTCGAAGGACAACCCAGACGGGCTTAAGTCCTACAAGCCCGGCGATAAACGGACCCGGGCGCCGGAAGTGCACATCTTGGATAGGAGGTTTCGTTGAGTACACGGCTAATCTTGAGTCGCCGGAGATATGGAGGAAGTGGGCTGCGATAGGTATGGTTGCGGCTGCACTAGAACAAAAGGTATGGGTCGACACGGGTTCGATCCTATACCCTAATCTCTATACCTTCTTGGTAGGCCAACCTGGAACCGGTAAGTCACGGGCCATTATTGCTGCGTCGAACATAATCCGTGAAGCCCTACCAGAACTTTACTTCGGCGCAACTTCAATGACCCGTGCTGCGCTATCAGATTACATGGTAGAAGCCAAACGATTCATCGCTAATATCCCTCACGCCCCAATAGAGTATAACTCCCTGGTATGTGTAGCTGATGAATTCTCTGCCTTCATGCACGAATACGATTCTGCGCTCGTTGCCGCACTGGTAGAATTCTACGATGTTAACCCGTACTCCGAAGGCCGTCGGGTATCCAACATCCGCATCAAGATCGCTAAGCCGCAACTCAATCTCCTAACTGGTTCTACGCCATCTAACTTAATCCATACCTTAAAAGATTATGTATGGGAACAAGGCCTTATGTCTCGGGTGATAATGATCTTCGCTTCCGACCGTCCGTTAATTGATGTATTCAACGTCCCTAAATCCGCTAAGCCCACCGATCTAATCCATGACATCAAGATCATCTATTCTCTTATGGGTCAATTTAAACCTACGCCTGACTTCGCTAAAGCTATGCAGCACTGGAAGCTACTCGGGTTCACCCCAACACCAGATCATCCCAAGCTGGTTCACTATGCTACTCGTAGGTTTGCACATCTTCTGAAACTTACTATGGTCGCTAGTGTCGATAGGACCGACTCGCTTGTGCTTGATGTAGCAGACTTTAATCGTGCCATGGGGTGGCTCCTCGAAGCTGAACGCTATATGCCGTTGATATTCCAGGTTGGGTCCATTGCCCCAGACAGCCGAGTAATGGATGAGGTTGTTCATTTTATCAAACAGCATCCGGGTGCCGTTCCTGAGCATGTGATAGTTAACTTCTTACGTGGTAGAGTACCGTCGAATTCCATTAAGCCAATTATGGAAGCCATGAAGGCATCGAAGCTAATTGTCTGTCGAGACGTAGATAAGCAAGGGGTTGGTAAGTTCACAACTAGTTAGGACAGTTTGGCGGCATCCATTCTGCAGCCGATTTACTTGCCTTTACATACGCGGCTATCCCATTGCTGACTCCGTTTCTAGCCCGTTCAGGTTGGCCTCGATCATCCTTCATCCAGACTTCGAACATATGTCTTATGTGTTCTTTAAGGGCATCATCCAGAGCATCAAGTGCTATAGCCCTGATTTTCTCCCTGGTTGCTGCGTCTACACAAACCACCAACTGCGACTCAGCACTAGCCAACCCATATCCAGGCCTAGCCGACTCGTCCTCGTTCCAGTTCCCAGTGAAATACCCAACACAGGCAAGCAACAACAACAGAACCACAGCAATGATGAAGGTCCAGATCCATCTGTTCACACTACAACCTCCATCTCTTCGAGATAGCTCTGTACCTGATGGAACATCTGATCGGCCTCAGCACGAACCTCTGCTTCCTTTCGGTTGATCGGTCCGTAGTGTTGCCGAAGATTACGTAGAGCGATTGCGCAGGTTTCAACGGCGAATACTGGGCAAGATTTACATAGTTCTTGAAATCTGTAACCGTTACCACTGCCATAACAACTCCATTCGCTAGAGCTACAGCTTACTCCCTGTTCGAAGGTATCAAGATAACAGGGGGACTGAGCTGCGTTGGCCTCGTCGAAGAGCTTGACAAAGTCGGGGCTACAGCTTCTTGCGTTGTAGCTGGTTTGGTATAGACCAGCTTCGGCAGTATCGCTAGAGGTATTAGATGCGGACTGATCTCGTCCTTCGCAATGCCGTCCACTGGACTCCCGCATCCCCAAGCCAAGCAAGAGACAGTATAAATGCCGTAGGGTATCGACACCAGCCTTGCTGTTATCCATGCCCAGGGAGTTAAATACACTAGCGTACCAAGACAAAGCATCCACACTATCGTTATTAGTGTTAGCCCTAGCCATATTAATGCCCGCACTGTCGCCAGCCATGAGTCTCCTGTACGACGTTGCGAAGGCCAGGGCCACCCCTTGTGTGTATCCAGCTGGTGCCTTTCCTCTATCCTTCCAGTTATAACCAGCGATCACCGAATTCGCTGCGATATCTTTGATAGCACGCTGTTGCTCTGAAGTCAAACTTCCCGGCGGTGGCTTCGGTGGGTCTGGTGGCGTGTATGTTTCTAATGCATTCCACGTCTCTTGGCCACAGATACCATCGGCTGTTAGGCCATGGGTTTGCTGAAAATATCGAAGGGCGGAGTCCGTGTTGGACCCGAAATCCCCATCCGCAATAAGCGGAGTAAGACTTTGCATATAGGCTACCCATGGACCCTTGTCACCTTTCTTAAGTGATGGGTGGTCACTAGATGGCGGAGCGGGTTCGGGTTCAGGTGGCACAGGCTCCGGAGGTACAGGTTCAGGCATCTCTTCACCCGTAACCCCACTTGCTATAGCTATGCAGATAGTCTCGAACTCCTCCGAATAGATCTCCACGTCAGCACTTGAGTCTACAAAACATGTCTCGATCAAGATCGCCGGTTCATTAGTATTGTTTAGGAAGAATAAGTCCGTTCTCTTCTTAGGTCCTCTATTCAGCAACCCCGAGTTATCACAGATATCATCCACTACCGCTCTGGCATATTCCTGACCTACCGACGACACGTACAGGACTTCGGTACCCATAGGCTTCGATGTCGTTTGGTAGGCATTGAAGTGCACCGAGATATCCAGGTCCCTTGATTGAGAGTTATGGAAGTCCACAATTCGGTTAAGGTTCTCATTTTGTGATGTGCTTATATCGTCGTGGAAGGTGGTGACCTCGACTCCTTGGGTCCTAAGTGCCTCAGCGGACTTCTCAACCACCCGTCGGGCCTCATCGACTTCATCGATATATCCCTTAGCTCCTCGTACATACTTCCCATGTCCAGATGACATAACTATCTTCATGTTAGTGTCTCCGTTCTTTGCTCGTTCCATACCTTAGCGCTCGATACCATTCATCTGCGCTCTGTGGTTTATCAGATTCAGTAACGAAATAATTCCATGCAAACTTCTGCCATCTACCAATCTGTTGCGTCGACAGACCAGTAGCTACTCCAACTAAGGTGTTAACAGCCAGTAAGGTATCGCCAAAGGTATCTACGTCTGGCCCTTTCTTCACTGTTCTAACAAGGTTCGCAACAGCCTTTGAACTTCCTGTTAAGATACCAAATCCTGGATCGTGTCCAGTAAACACCGCATGGGCTATCTCTCTAACTACTGGGAAGGATGACGTAACTGGATATCCTAGACTCATTGCAAATCTTTGTAGGTAGCTACGTTCCTCATCATCAAACAATGGCGTAACCAATTCCTCAATAACAGCTGGAACAACTATGGCAAAGAAGAATTGTTGCGCTAATTGATTAATGTCCTTTATGTCGGCTTCGCCTTTCTTAATATCTTTAGCAATATCCCTGCCTTGCCAAGCTATTTCATATTGCCTGTTAAACACATGGTTAAAGAATCCGTATAGAGCAGTTATCGGCCGTAGTTCGGGCCTACGCATAATGGAAGGTCTGCTAGTAATAACTGTTGATCCATGGCTTCGGCGAACAGCTTGATCCGCTATAGCTACAGCCTCGGTATGGGCTGCTTCGATTTTCTTAACAGGCCCTAATTCATCCATTATCTCACGATACTTCGCTATCCACAACATCTCAGCTGCGATCTGATCCGACAACGCAATTGGTGTCGAGTAGATATGCGCTAGCTTATGTTTCAGAGTAGACTTACCAGTGACTATATCGCTGGACCCACCAAAGGTTTCATACCATCCTGGCCGTCTTCCTTGGATTTCACCTGTTCCCTTCCAGTCTAGGTCACCAATCTTTGCGCCTTCGTGCATAAACTTACGGGTAGATTCTCTAACCCCAATACCTCCCATTAGCATATCCCAGCCAGCAAGCAGCAGGTTCGATTTATACTTAAGTTCCTTAAAGCTCTGGATATAAGCCGTCCCGGTATGCTTCATCACTGTTCCAGGATTAAATCCAACGAACGTGCCTACAGTGTTCTGTAATATGAAGTCGGTTGTACCTTCATAGGCATTCAGGAACCCAGATGTGGGTCCCCTAACACCAGCTATGTCTCGAAGGTAAGGCGTAAGCAATTCAGTATATTGCGGCCCCAGGTGCTTAGTCATCGCTCTAGTGAACTTCTCATTCCTAAAGAACTTCTGCGACTCCGTTAAGACTTCCCTAAAGGCAATATCCCTAATCCTCCTGGTCATCTGATAGCCGATATCGCCTATCCGCAATGCTACCGGTCCCGCATAGCCGGTACGCTTCATCTCAAATCCACGATCGGTTAAGACCTGTACATTAGGCGGTAGGTTAGGATCGATCTTACCTCCTTTCCCTCCTCCGCCACGACGCTGGTCATAGATCATTGGATAGTAGCCGCCTTCAATATTCCCATGCATGGCGGTGGGGATTTGGCCTATCGGCAGACGCTCCATCATGAAGCCATGGAGGTTCTGCGATACTAGGTCAGACTTGCTTTGAAGGTCGTCCCACATCTTCCATACGCCACGAACAAAGGCCCAATCTTCCTTCGTGGCGTGCTTATCTACCCATGCCCTAATTGCCTCAGGGGTAGTATGGTATCCTCGAGCTAACTTATCGATATTGCTTTCATTGCCGATATTGAGCATAACTGCCCTGAATGAACTTCGCTTAATATACCCCTTACCAAGCAGCTTATCCTTAACGACTGGTATTCCTTCCTCTGGTTTACCGTACAAAGGTTCCATGAGAACTTCATTAGGTACATTCTGCCACAGATATCTCTTGTCAGGGATAGTCTCCTTTCCTAGCTTTGTTAACTCCCTACTAAAGTCACGGATAATAAGCCTGTACTCGTTACCCGCTTCGGAGAATGGCTTAGTGAATGCTTCCCAAAAGATCCCACCATAAGGGGTCTTATCCAGCCTACCCCATATATATTCCATCTGGAGCAAGCCAACATGCAACCGTAGTCCAGTAGACTTTAACCTCTGGATGGAAGTTTGATCACCGACTTCCGGTAGGCCTTCCTTGCCCACAGCCTCAAAGCTCTGGACCATTCTATTAAGCAACGCATCCCGATCAATTGCCTGTCCCTTAAGAATGGCCATTAACTCATCTCGGCCCATCTTATCTAAAGCCTTAAGCGATGAGTTAATGGCCCTAAACTCACCGACGGTAGTTGCGTCGATATGTTTTGACCAATCAGTGTCAGTCAGCTGTTCCCAGATAGGCATGTTAGGGAAGTATTCAGTATCGAATTCCTCAATGCCATCAGGCAATCCTTCACGGTTACGACTCTCCGTGAATTCCTTAAGAGTCTTGGACTCATGTGCGTTAATCGCTATCTGAAGGTCCGTAGGATCCCTTACCTCTTCCCCAACCCTATTCAGGATATGGTGTATCCAGTTAGTGTATTCCGGCGGATGGTTCTCAACCTCACGCTTCGAATATCGCTTAACCATTCTCGCGTAAGTTGCCTTCTCCTTCTCAAACTTCTTAGCCAATTCCGCAAGGGCCTGGAGCCTTAAGGATCGTTCTCTTTCCACAAATGCCCCTAAGGCATCTCTCTTAAGCCATGCAGCCTCGGATGCTTTGTTAGACTTACCCAGATCCCTTGTGAACTTAATCAAATCCACCTGTGATGCAGTCATAGCGTTAAACTGATGCCATGCCTGATCCTTAAGATCCTTCTTACTCAATGGCATCTGCTGTTCGAGCATCTGACCTAAGGCAAGATACTCCTCATGCATTAAGTCAAATCGCTCTAATCCAATGGCATGCTCTCTGGCTTCCCTAAGAATGTTCTCGTCAAGGTTGCCGTACTTAGCCTGCATCCTCCTTTCTGCTTCGGCGGATGCCTGGAGATCTAAGAATGTCTCTGGCTTCATCCGTCCCTTAGCATTCTCGAACCGGACCAGATCGCTTACTAACTCATCACCGGTGCGGTAGCCAAAGAAGCCAGCTAGATCATCTGGAGCAAAGCCATCTCGGGTCCTAAGCCAATTCTGTGGTAACGCTGCCTTCTGTTCTTCAGTCAAGAATGCTGGATCAAGTTTCGGCAGACCGTCAAGTTTCTGGTCACCTATAATCCCTTTACGAAAGAAGGCCGCTACCCGGAAGTCAGGACGATTCTTGATATCCTCGACGCTCTGCTTATACTGTTCTGCATGGTTTTTCTTCCATTCAGGCGTCAGCCGTTTCTTAACTTCCTTCGCTGCTTCGTCATATAGCTTCTGTACATCCTTAGCGTTCTGCTTATCAATTAACTTCATGTACTTCGCATAGCGGTCCCTAGGTAGCAAAGCTCCTGGGGCGAATACGGCTCCGGGTTCCTCTACCTTTGGAGGCTCGAAGCGCTGAGCCGCCTCACGAATATCCTTCGCACCGAATAGCGGTTCGCCAGGACCCCTCTGGCCTATACGACCAGATGCTATGGACTGGAAGATCTCTCCTTCGGTTAACCTACCACCGAACAATTCCTTAAGCGCTATCCTAGCGTTCTCAAAGAAGTCAGCTATCTTCTGGAATATCT